TTCTAAATTTAGAAATATCAAATGCTTTTGCCATATTATTATGCCTTATTGAAAAAAGAGTGCGAGATTGCCCCGCACTCTATGTTTAGCTAGATTACTTCTGACGGTTGCGAATCATGGCAAGAATATCTTGCGCACGACTTGCACCTTCTGCCGATGCTGCTGGTGCCGCTGCTGGTGCAGGGGTCGCAGTTGGCGCAGGAGTATCGTCGGCATCTTCATCAACTGGTGCTGCACGACTAGCGGCTTTATTAGGATCACCAGTGTTCTGACTCATGCCAGCTGGTTTGAAGTATTGTCCCCAACGATCCATATCGTATGCTTCGCCGTCTACAGATGCTTCGAACATTTCCTTCATTACTTTCAACTCAACATCAGTTGGCTTCTTAGGAAGGAAGTCGCTCAAATTAAACAAACTGTGTGCTTCAATAGCTGCTGCTTCGACTTCAGTTAATGAACGTTCACGACGGCTCCACTTTGAAGTAGAGTAGTCAGCGAAGCCACCTTTCGATGTCTTGGCAATACGGAAGTCTACACCCTTGAGGTAGTCAGTTGGCAATTCTTCCAACTCTGGATCCATCAGAGCGCCGCGGATAAGTTGATAAATCTGTGGACCGATAATAAATCTACGAATTGGATTTTCTGGAGTCTTATCTTCTTTCAAAGGATCTTCAACTACAAAGCCTTGGAAGATGTATGAACGCTTCTTCCAGTACTTACGACCCATTTCTTCAAGGCTCTTGTCCTTGAACCAACCACGTACTTCTGAAAGGATTGGACATACTGAACCATCATTGTACATTTCAACGCAAGGTACTTGCACTTGAACTGGACGACTGTCTGTTTCACCTTTGATGCCTGCGAACGGCAATTTGATCATTGCTCGTTCTACCCAGAAAAATGTGTTGTTGGGATTACCGTCAGGTAAGAAACGTACTACGGCTTCTTTGCCTTCTTGCATGTTCCAATGTGGGTAAATTGCGTTGTCTCCACCGCCGGTGGATTGTCCTGTGGACTTTGATTGTGCTTCTTGAAGTTTCGCACGGATTTCTGCTAATGTAGCCATTTTATATGCCTCCTTGTGTTATGCCTAAAATGTTTATATGCCTTATGCACATGTTTTATTATGCGCTTTTTATTTAGCAAGGTCAATGATTATCTGCTATTTTTTTGATTTTATTTCACCAAAAAGAAAAGCGGGTCAAGCCCACTTTTCTCTATATGCTGCCATTGCTCTTTGTCTTGCTAGCCATAATCTAAACTTTACATAATCCGATAGTTCATCGTCTTCAATGAGTTTACCAAAATTACGAGCCTTTAGATTACGGCCGAATGTGATCTCGTCATCAACAACAAGATCACTATCCTCAAGTTCTCGATTACTTAGCGGCTGGCTTAGCTTCTGTCTTAGCTGGCTCTTTCTTTGCAGGCTCGCTTTTGACAGGCTTCTTTTCGTCCTTTTTTGCGTCTGCTTTGGCAGCAGGTGCAGCCGCCGCTGGAGCAGCAGGTTTAGCTTCTTCTTTTTTAGCAGCAGGTGCCTGAGCAAATGCCACTGTTGCAAACAACGATGCTACTACGATTGCGATTGATTTCATTTTAAAGTTTCCTTTAGGTTATACGCAAAGAATATTCCCTGCGTATATATATAACGCTTTAGATGGCAATTTCGTTGACAATTGATTTAGCCAAAAGAAAGGACACCTAAGTGTCCGATCTAATAGAGTTAACTAGACTCTAACTGCTACGAACAATCTTAAAAACGTAAAAGCTCTTTCAATCTAGAAATTTCATCTGATTGTACAGCTTCTTTGGTTAGATCTTTATCAACAACCAACTCGTCTGAACCATTGGCTTTAGTAATATACGAATTGCCTGCTTGGCCGTCAACTGGACGAATGTATGTTGCCTTTTCGCCATTCCACATCACCGTATCACCGCGTTTAAATGGTGATGGAGCTGCTGCTGGTTTTGCTCCTGGTGCTGCTAATTGTGATCCTATTACTTTCATTGAACCTGGCTGACCATCAATTTTAATAAAGTAGTCGGTACCGTCTTGTCCTACAACTGTGGCATTGTGTTTGCCCATATAAATTACTTTATCACCTTCTTTAAATCCGGCACTTGCTTCACTCATCCCTGATAGTTCACGGATACGTGATAATTCTGCAATCTGTGGATCTTGTTGTTGTGGTGCCATTCTTTCTACCATTTTACGAGCAACTTGTTCTGCTTGTTCACCAAACTTCTTGCCTACCATAATAACAACGCCTTCTGGGCCTTTAGGGAATGTGCCTGAATTACGATCATAAAAACTACTGATGAATTCTGCTAACTCTTGTACATTCATTTTAGACTGCATGCCTTTTTGTGCTAATGCTCTAGCACTGTCTTGGCCTGTGCGATTTGGATTATTGGGTTTTTTAAATTGTGATTTTTCTTCGTCGTCTGTATCCCAAGGAGGAGATTGATCTTTATCTTGTTCAGCTTCCCCCATACCTAGTTCTTGTTTACGTCTTGCTAGGCCTGCTGAGCTAGTTGGTGATTTTGTTTTTTCATCTTCAACATCTTTGGTGCTCATTTTCCAATCATCTCCGCCTTTTTGTTTGCGTAGATATGCTGGAACATCACTTTTGTTAGGACCGTCTGCTGCTTCTTGCGGTAATTCTTCACCTGCAGGTACCTCTTGTTGAAAGTCGCCAAAGTCTAAGCCTTCGAGAGCCTCTGGTGCATTAGATTCTAGCCAATCTTTAACTAGACTTCTTGCATCTGTTTCTGGATCTGATTTTGCTGCTTCTTTAATCTGTTTAAATAATGTAGGGTCTTCAATGATGCCTTTTAGGCTTTCAATAGCATTTGAACCATCGACACCTACAGAAAATGTCTGTCCTACTAGTTCTTGTAATTCTTGTTTTGCTGTCTGTTGTTCTTCTGGGTCTTGACTAGCAATAGCAGAGTCTTCGCCTAACCCCATAACCCAAGATTCGAATCGATCAAACTCGTTGTGTTCTTCAAGTTCAACATCTTCGTCGGTTGCTTGTGCTGTAGTTGTCATTGCGACTATGTCGTCATAGCCTATGTCGCTTTCTTTCATCAGTCTATATAAGACCGGGAACACATTTTTAATATCTTCTTTGAAGTTTTTAACTGTGAATTTTTCTGTAAATTCTTCTACAAACTCTTGTGGAACTTCTTCTTGTGTTTGTGCCTGGAATGATTCGCGATATTGTTCGTAATGTCCCTGCTTGCTCATTGCCTTAATTTGCTCACGCAATCTGTTTAGTTGCTCCGCTGATCGTTCTACAACATTGTTTGTGTCTGAATTCATTAGGTCATTGCGAACAACATAGTTGCCAAAGCTCTTTAATTGTGCAATTTCTTCACTCATGTTAACAATGCTTTTGCCGATATCATCGTAGGGAACACCTCCGTTGGCCACATGTCGTTGCATTGCTCTTGCACCTGCTAGGTGAATGAACGGATACTTAAAACGTTCACCGTCTTGATTTTCGACGAACAGTCCAGAAATGTTTCTTGATCTAGCACCAGGTGCTGCATCATCCATAACTGCTTGACTGTGTTTGATAATTAGACGTGTGTCCATTAACTTTTGATAACTAACGGTCTTTGATCCGTATAGTGTGCTTTCACTCATAATGCTTTCTCCAACAGGTTTGACCACTGTATTTTGTTGATCTTTAGGTTGATTGTGTTGACTTAAAAATTCGTAATCTCTTTGATCCAGGTTATCTTTAGAAATATCCCTAGTATCAAATGCCATTAGTCTACGCTTGGCAAACTGCCTTAATTCTTTTAGAAATCCATACCAATTTGTTTTTTGATTGCCGTCCATTGACTCTGTAATTCCCGTAGAGAAATAGACTTTCAATGAATTCTGTTCTGCTAGGCTAATACTAACATGCCCAATGGCTGTTTCACCTTCCATATAATCAAAGTCGAAAAATCGTGCATCTTCGGGATTGATAGTGATAGCGCCGCCCGAATCGCCTAATTTTAGGCCTTTGAAGCGGCTTCTAATTTTATAGAATAAATCGGTAGCTATATTGTTTGTTGCGTCCATAGTTATATTTATCAAAAACCGCTAGACACAAATATCGGCATTGGCATTTGATCTTCGCTTAATTTTTCTGTCATTTTTTCGTAGATTTTAGGATCCCAATCTGATAGTACGCCGGCCATACGTATTACTAATAGCATGGCACTTACTAGGTCGTCGTGTTCGCCTGTTTTAGCGCCAAATCCTACTCCATGTGCCACAAACGTTTTAAGCTCAGATATTAGAGGTTTTGAATAAATCTTCATTTTTCCTGTTTCTAACATGTGTTTAACCTGGCTACAAGCAGTGATTTTTGTCTTGTGTGTTGTATTAAATCCTTTTCTAAATTTACGTACATGACCCTTACGAATTGGCTCAGAAAGGAATAAACCTGGAAAATTCTCTTCACCTAAGTTATTAATAACAATTAGAGCTGCTTCACCTAGTGTATTGTTTTCGACACTGTAATAGAGCTGCGGAATACTGCCCTTCTCTTGTCCTCGGTCCTGAATGTATTTGCAAATTTCTCTTAGATGTTTAACCTGTGCTTGAATAGGAGTTAAATTATGTCGCCATTCTGCTACCTGTTCCATGCTAGGCATTTCAAAAACCTGTATAGCTCCGTAATCTCCACCTGTGCCCAATGACGGGTCTAAAGAAACTAGGTAAGTGGACCTTGGGTCGATGTCTTTATAAAAGCGTGTTTGTCCCATGGTCATGATAGGATCAACTCCTTTCATTTCTGCAAGACGTACTGCGTTGATTAGGGTTTCATCAAAGATCAAGAATTCACAATCAAATTCACGACGGAAACGTTCCTCGCCAATTTTAGCACGTTCTGTTTGTGCCCACTTTTCATCACGATCCGGATGTTCTGCCCAATGTGCAAAGAAACTATGAAATCCATTAGTTCCTAATTTCTGTTCATTTCCATGCTCGTCAAACTTCTTATTGGCTTCTGTCCAGATTAAGGCGAACTGATCTTCGTCTGAGTTTGGCGTTGATGTAATAATACATTTACCGCCTGTGGATAGTGTTGGCGATAGCGCAGTCCAGAACTCTTTGGCCTTCTCTGGAGGCTGTACGAATGCGAACTCATCACAATAGATCAATGAAAGAGATTTACCACGACCGGTATTTTCTGTAGTAGTTACTGCCTGTATTCTAGCACCGTTGTCGTATTCGATAGTGTTTCTATTATATGAATACACACCAGCACGAATAAAGTCTGGCAAGTTCTCATAGCCAAATCGATAACGATTCATAATATCCTGCGCACCTTCATACTTGTGAGCAGCAATAAGTACCTGTGCTTCTGGCACAAACTGTGTATACCACAACAAGTATCCTGTGGCACAGGTAGTCTTACCCATTTGACGAGGCAACATGGCAATACACTGTTTGTTGTTATGGTAGGCATCTATCAGTCTTTCTTGATAGTCATAGGGTGCAAACGGTATACTTCCTCTAACCGGATGTTGTATCTTGAGGAAATTTTTACAAAAATACAGTGGGCCAGTGATAGGATCCATACAGGCTTCAAGATGTTTGACTTCTTCAAGAGTATATCGTTGAGGCGCATGTGCCTTCTTAATTAAATTACCGTCTAGTGATTTTGCCATACTGTTATTTACTGAAAAAAATAGGCTCCGGAGAGCCTATTTGGATTTGACTTTTATCAATTAGTTTTTTAAGCGGCCATCGGCTTCTGCTGACTTTAGCATGGATGCACGATCACCGTAGCTACCACGCTTAACATCTTTGGCAGCATCTTTCTCACCCTTAGTAGGATTCTTAACATGTTTTAGTGCATCAAACTTTTCACCTTTTGCTTCTGATAAACGTCTACGTAGTTCTTCTTTGATACTTGCACGTAGTTGTTCTTTGCTTTCATAAGCGCCAGCTGCCATTGGATTATCTCCGCGATATGGCTTTCCGCTAAAACTTTTCTTTGGTCTGTTTAGATCGTTGCCGTCTGGAATAGCAGCGTCGATACCGTGATATTCTTGACCAGAAGCGCCAACCGGAGCATTGCCAAATGCTTCTTCCTTGTCTTTCTTGCCATCTTCTTTGTCGTCTTTTTCCATGTCGTGATCGTCCATATCATGATCACCGTCGCCGTCTTGATCGCCCATAGCCTTTTGAATAGAGTCAATACCCTTATCGTCGCTGTCTAGATCTCCCATCGGAGGCATGTTGTCAGCATCCATGTCGCTAGGACCGCCCATGTTATCTGCATCAGGCTCATCATGTGGCTCATCTTTGTCTAGATCGGGCAACATTTTTAGTGGGCCTGCATCTAGATTACCTAGATCACCAATACCAGGCATTGGAGGCTTAATGCTCATGATGCTTGGCTCAGCACTAATAGGAGGCATACTCATAGGAGCTGGCTGATTAATCATGTCTGGATTAACTTTAGTCATTAACTTCATCAACTCGGCGATATTGTCCATGCCCTGAGCATTTAAATTTACACTCATGCTTGGAGGAGGTTCATCTGGCTTCGAAGGAATTTGCGGAGATACCGGAGGCATACCACTCATCATACCACCACACTCGTCTACTGCTGCTTCGCCGACTGGTTGGTCAAGCTCGCGCATTCTTTGCATTAATTCATTGAAATTCATATTAACTCCCTAAGGCGCTTTTTACGCCTGTCTTATCAGTTTTGGCCTTAGGCAGTTTATACTCTGACTGACCGTTGTCTTTCTTTTGTTGTTTGGCAACTTTACTTAAATCTTTTAAGAAACTCTTGTTAAAATCATCGCCAAAGAAATCTTTGTGCTTGACATTAGTGCCTTCTTTGTACTGACTGTCGGTTAACAAACCGTCAGTGTTTAATATTTCTGTTTCGCCTTGTTCTGTTTCACTAGATTCGTTGCTGCCTCTTACTCTGAAACAAGTTTCATCTAAGCCCATGCCCTTGATATCACTGCTGATCTCAGGACCCGTAATAGGATATTCGCAAGCAACTTCAAAAACATGAACTTCGCAGTTTTTCATAGTTGGAAAATCCATAGGCAGTGCTTGGATTGGTGTTGTGCTGATTTTTTCCATTTTCATAACTTTACATCTTTCTAGAGATGTTTTTAAGTTTGACTGGAAATCTTCGGGCAAATCGCCGGCAACTTTAATTTTAAAGCTGTATGACTTTTTGCCTTCTGCAAGATATTCTTTGAAAGTTTTCATAGTAGTATTTATGCTTTTCCGCCTAATTTTTTAATGAGCTCGTTGCGGTCGGTAATAACATAACCTTGCCCATTAATTACATCATTTGGATCTTCGTTGTTGTCTTTGTCAATTTTGTATTTCTTAAGCTGTAGATCTACAGCCTTTAGTTTTTTGTCAATTTTAGCTGCTTTAGCATCTATTGCGTTTTTTAGCATGCCACCAGCTACTTCGAATATACGACCGCTGTAGCGTACTTCAACATTCATGCCCAAATCCATTAGGTCATCGTAGGCTTCTTCTGCTTTTCTGGCCAAATTATCTAGCTCGCTGTCGTCTAATTCTTCGAGTTCTTTAATTTGTGGTAATCCGCGGGTAATCTCAGCAACTGCTTTATAACTGTCGTCTAGACTGCGTACTTCAGTATGGTCAACTTTTACTTCTGGAACAGCTTCTTCCTTTGCAGGCTTTGATTCTTCCAAATTAAATAGTTCTTCTAATTTTTTAGTCATACTATACTTATTTCCGTTTGGAGCCTTGGTGAAAAATATCACCTTCGTTTACGATCCTAAATCTAATACCTTGCTGTTTGCACCATGCTTGTGCAGCTTCCCATTTAGCCATATTCTTAACATATTGTTGTTGATTGTATTGACTCTTGCCTACATTTTCTAAACGTGTTTGACTTAGAGGTTTTACTTCTATAACTTCTGCGTGTTTCTTACCGTTCTTGTCTACGTACACAATAAAAAAATCAGGAACATATATTGTATATTTTCCTGTTAGGGGATCTCTATAGGGAATCTGTATGCTTTCACTAGCCCAGCTTTGTACACCTTGGTGTTCGTCTAGCATCCGCATAAAAACAAATTCCCAACTGCTACGAGCCAGTGGTTGTTTTTTGCCTACATACTTATCAACGTTTTTAATTTCAAAACGTCCTTGTGCAAATTTAGCCATTATGCAAAGATGTTTCTAGTTTGATTTAATTTTTCAAGAATATCAGTTCGATAGCCTAACGAGCTAGTGGCTGATCTATTGTTGTTTAATATTTCAGCAACAATAGCACTAATTTGAATTCCGTTAAAAGTTTTTAACGTATCAATAATTTTAAAAACTGGAACCCCGTCAACTTTGGCCTGTTTCAATAGTACTTGTGCAGTTAGTGTGGCGGCATCATCGTCGAATCCTCTGCTCTTAAAAAATGCAATCGAGGCAGACACTTCATTTGATGAAAATTCTAAAGGCTGCTGACCGTACTGATCGAAAAATAATTTAGTGCCTGCTGCACTGTCTTGTCTTGATGATATTGGTAAACTAGGCATTATAAAAATTGTCCAAGGTCTTGGGGTGGTGGTACTATCGATCGTTGTGTAGCTGGAGTATTGTCAATATTTCCAGAATTTTTAGGCAGTACCAGTCCCACTATTCCGCCAACACTACCTACAATACCTCTAATTGCTGACGGGCTACTTAAAACATTGATTGCTTCATTTCTTAAACTTGCTCCAGATAGCTTTCCGATATTTTTTGCAGTATTAACAGCAGTAATAGCTGTGCCAAGGAAACCACCCACACTGCCAAATGCTGAGCCGCCTGCTACATCTCCAAAGATTGATTCTAGGCCGTCGAGTACTCCGCCTTCGCCTAATAGATTTCCTACGCCGCCACCTGCTACGGTCAATGGGCTAGGTACATTATCATAATAAAGATTGGCAAAGCCTTTTGGCGTGTCTCTAGCAACATTTCCGGAACTGTAAATAACTGATTCGTATTCAATGTTCATAGACATTTCGTTAAACTCGTTAGCCGAATAGCCTGCATCGCCGTGCTGCCAACTTGTTATTTTAGGGTTAACTAATGTATAACCTAAAAATCTTCTACGACTCATAGTGTATATGGTAATAGATTTAAAAAAGTCTACAGTTTTACCTTGTCTATCTAAACTGTATCTAAAACCATCAAACGATGTTCCTGCTGCTTGTAGATTAGTTTTTGAAAATGCAGCTTCAGGATTATGTCGATCTTGTACATATGCCCCCATGTACAATGCCCACAATGCATTAATTACTCCAGCAGTATCATCATGAAATTTCATACTGATGCCTTCATAACTGAAGTTTTTGTAAACTATATGTTTTCTATTATATTGATTTTTAGTGACTGTTTCAAATTTATATTTGGGAAGGTCGGTACTTTTAATCAAGTAGCCAATTTCGTCAGCATGAGTATTTGTAAACGTTGAAGATGTTAGCACACTTTTGTTAATTTCAAACCTTACATAGAACATAAACTTGCTGCGAGGCATTAGTCTATATCCGTTTTCTACAAACAATCTACTAGCATGACGCCAGCTGGCTAGACCACCTTTAGGCGTTAATAGGCCGTCTCCGACACCACCGAGAAATCTTGTGAATACATTTGACATATAATTATTTAGTCGTAAAAAAACCTGGAGTTTAATCCAGGTTTTTTATTAGTTAAAACTTATTAACCGCGACCAGTTACTGTTTCACCAATAGTTCTACCAACAAGTGCGCCAATGCCACGCTCAGGGCCTGTGCCGTTAGCACCTGCAAACTGAACAGCATTATCGCATTTGATAGTTAGTGCTACAGTCATTGGTTCGTTAGTACCATAATTTGCTTCACCGTAGTTTACTTCAGAAACAAAACAACCATAGATTTCCCATTTTTCAAGAATGTTTGGCTCAAGTGTTCCGTTGCCGCCGTCTAGCATTTCGATGTTCATTTGGAATTTGTAATCAATACCAGAACGTGCAGAAGCCTGTTCCATGAAATCGTATTGTTTCTGGATTTGTTGCCCAACAATCTTTTGTACTTGGCCGTTAGCATCATCACGCAGATTCAATGTAAAATCGCCCCACGATGGTTTACCTGCTAGTTTTACTTTTGAGTTATAAATCTCAACAGTCATTTCTTCAAAAGTTACAGTTGGTCTTGTAACATCGGAAACCTGTTTTGTCAGTTCTGTACTAGCTTCAACACCAAAACCTAGTAATAGCACTCTAAAGCGATATTTTAGTTTTGGCATCAGCAGCGCAGTGCCGCTGTTGCCGTTTGAAGTAGGAACCGAAATTCTATTTAAGGAAGTTAGTGCCATTTTTAAATCTCTCCTGTATTCTTAATACGCAATGGAATGTAAATAAATTCTACCGCTTTTACTGGCTCAATAGCAATATCTACCCATAGCTCGTTGCGATCGACTCTTGCATTTGTGTTATTAGACTCATCGCAAACTACTGCGAAGTCGTATAGAGCACGTAAACCTACCAACTCAATCAATAGACTCTCGACAGCGCCTTTGATCTCATCTCGTGTAATCTTGTCATTTGGTTCAAAGATATACGGACGAGCAAGTTTAGTCAACTGGCTGCGTAAGTATACTGTTAGACGTGCTACGTTAATACGATCTAATGCTGATGCATTTCTTGCACGAGTTTTCTGCCCGTATGCAACGTGTCCGACTCCAACAAAGAACGGAATTGGATTAACTTTTAAATCATATAATGTATCGCGTTGACCTTCATTTAATGCCACTGACTGGAATTCACCAGTGTCAGCATCAATATAACCAACTGATGTTGCGTTAGTAATACCGCCACGACGTGTTCCTGCCGGAGCAAACCATGGGTAGCTAACTTGATCGCTTAGAGCTAGTGTGCGTAGCATCATGTGTGTCGCTGGAACAACTGCGTTCGCACCACCTAAGTCTGTGGTAAATCCGTTTGGATACCAAACTGCTGAGTATTCGTCGTAGCTAACAATACCTGTATCACCGTTATCTAGTGCGCCATTTGCATTAGTACCCCAAGCTGTTAGGCTTGTTGCATCTGACGGTAAACGTAAAGGTGTATCACCTAGTACAAATGCTGTCATACCGCGATCTAGGTTTAGATTAATCAAGTTGCTAAATGTTTCTGGATATCCAGGGCAAGCAATTAGATTAAAGTTTCTGCGCTCTTCGTCGCGGATTTCTGAACTTGTGTCAATAACGCTCTTTAATTTTTGTACAACTAGAGCACGTTGTGCTTTGCGTCCAAAGCTGCCTGAACCGTCTTCGTTATTTGGCGAGGCTGTGATCCAGCGATCAGTTGCATAAGCACCTTGTCCGTCTCCAAGTACTGGGCTATTACCGGCATCGTTATAAAATCCTTCGTAGCGTATGTTCTTGGCTGCTGTATCAATGTAGCTGTTAGCATAACGTTTAACGTTGCCACCACTTCTACGTAGGTTCCATAACAACATACCTTTTGGATATAATGCTGGATCTGGACAATCAAAGTCTACATAATTGCTGGCTAACAAATCTTTAATTGTTGCTGCTGTATTGCCGGTAGAGCCTGCTGATCCATAACGAGCGTCAGCAAACAAAATACCGTCTTCTGTAGTTTGATCTGTTTTGTCAACTAGTACCCATTCTAAGTTCAATCCATCGTAGCGATAGATAGTTGGGAAGTTTTCTAAGTCAGCAGTACTAATCCAAAGATCACCGTTCTTTAATGGTGTGCTATCACTTTGCAGTGTTGGCTCGCTGGCTGCAACGATAGGTCCGTTAGGATCTGTCTTGTCAGCAGCAAGTGCTGCATAATAAGGGCTTGTTACAGTTCTATAGCCAACCCAAATAGTACCGTTATGTACCATGACATCAACTTGATCAAATGCTGGGTTATACCACAATTGACCATCTTGAGGTTCTGCCAACGGAGCTGATGCTGTAGCATTGAAGTCGTCTGCAGCCAACGGAATCCAATTGGTTGCAATATAAGTTTCTGTTGCTCCGGCGCCCACTGCATAAAGGTTTTGTGTTCCGTTGCTAGTATCAATGTTGTATGCTGTAAACAATTTGCTTAACGGAACTAGTGAACCGTCAGTTAGACGCATATCACCGCCTTGCTTGTGATAAATTTGTACTTCGTTATCAGCAGTGATAGAAGCTTCAACATAGACTAATCCAGCAGCATTAATTGCTGTTGCTAGTGTTTCAGAGTCAGCTGCTGTTCCTGCTGCGGTAAACGAAATAGTTGTACCAGCACTAAGTGTTAAACTAGCGGATGCGGATTCTTTAATTGTAAATGTGTTAACGCCAACACTAAGTGTTCCAGAACCAATAATGCTAGATGTAATTACTGTATTGCCTGTTGTTGCTCTTTTCCATAGTCTAAAAGATGTAGTTTCTGGTGTGG